TTGAAGACCTTTACATTGCGCTTACAATCACATCTCTTGATGCTGGTCACACGATTGACGATGAATTTCTAAAACAACAAATCTTTGAGCAAATCGTTTTGAAAATTTACGAACCAGCGGACTACACAGCAATCACGACGCTTGTCAAAACTCTCGACCCGCTCGCAGTCGTCACCGACGGTGGTGTGTCGCTGACAGCAGGCAGCTATGAAGGTTTCATTTACCCTAGCTCGATTCAAAACAGATTCATATTATCGACAACCCGAATAGCAATCACGGTGGTGTGAGATGGCAACGGTTGCACAAATAAACGAAGCGGCAGCGTATTATAACAACTTGCTGCTTTACCAATACCAAGGTTTACCGAAAGCCACTGCGACGATTGACGCTCTGGTAAGACAAGCGATTTGCGACCTTGTTCCGTTGGACGTGCGAGATGCTTTTAATATCGACACGGCCGTCGGTCCTCAGCTCGACATCCTTGGAAAGTATATCGGGTTTTCGAGACGCGTGCTCTCACAACCTGCAAGAGACTATTTCACGTTCGGCGACTCAGACACCCCATTGTTGGCGGTGACGGGCTTCACTGACTATGCCGGTGGACAAAACACGACGAGCGTATTTCTGCGCTACTCAATGCTGGCTGAATCGTTTTCAGACCTTGATGACGAAGACTATCGGTTAATGCTCAAAATCAAAATCGTTTTGAACGCAACCGATAACACGCTCAAAAGCATCACAGATATTCTTGCTGAGTTCTTTGGAAATGAGCTTATTTGTTTTGACGCCAAGGATATGACGATCTCGTATATCGTAAACACCAACTCGAAAAAAATCGCTTTGCTGTTTGCATCTCAAGACGCTTTGCCAAAACCTCAGGGCGTGCGTTTGACGGGTGTTTACTTGAGCGATGACCCCGCGAATATTTTCGCCGCTGCTGATTACACAGAAACGATAGTCGGTCCGGGATTTGAAGATTACAGCGCTGGCTTCACGGGCATTCACTGGTTACAATACGATGACAAAATCGCATAAGGATGAATCACCATGGCAAAAATTCTACGCTCTGAGCAAAAGATATTCGGCGACAACGTAGTCGCAACGGACAACATAGCACAGTTCGGTTCATTGAAAGCTGGCTCTCCGCTCTTCTCAAAAGACCCTGCCGTCATTCAGGCGCTCAATGCTTACCTTGAAGGCTGGAAGTCGGCGGTCGTAAATAACAACGCTCCCGCTTTGCAGGACAGCAATGCACTCAATTACCTTTGGAGCTATCAGCTCGCCTACCTTTTTCAGCAAGGCATACCCGAATGGAACAGCGGAACGGAGTATCATCTTGGTTCATTTGTTCAAGACGGAGGCGTGATTTATAAGTCGATTCAAAACACGAACGAGAACCACGCAGTCACTGATGTTGCTTGGTGGCAACCCTTCCTTGATGACGTTGTGAAGCTCGGTGTTTCTGGCGACACCGACATGAAGAAAATCTACGGATATGCTCGCATCGAGTCACCTGCACAATCTGCTTCGGCGGCTGGCAACGAGACTATTGATTGCTCACTCAAAAGCATTGCACTCAAGACTGGCGGTACAGCGACCATCACGCTCGACAACCTCGCCGAAGGTCAAACCTTTACCTTGGTGGTCACATCGACCGGATCGGTTTACACTCTCACTTGGTCACCGACGATTAAGTGGCCGAGCGGAGTGATTCCGACGCCAACGGCAAACTCTGGCAGTCGAGATATTTATACCTTCACAAAAATCGGTGGAGAAATTTTCGGCGCTGTTACTAAAGATATGAGGTGATAATGTTTAGACCAATCACAACAAAATTATCTTTAGAGAATAGAAATATCGTGCCATCAAATTTAAATGCAGGGACTCCTTTTCCGAGAGAAATTGAAGTATCAGCCGATGGTGGAGTTATTGCGACATATGGTTTTTACAACTTATTTCCTGCCGTCGACTATGTAATGAACGGCGCCAATGGAGAAGTAATATCCACAATTCCCAATAACAATACTTGGGGACCATACGCGATCAGTGCCGATGGGTCGAAAATAGCTAGAAGCTGGCCTCGTTTCAATTCCGATACCGGAGTGGTAGAAGTTTACGATATAAAAGGAAACTTGCTTAGGACTATAAATAACCCTCGCGTCGCAGAGGATTACTTCGGCACCGGTATAGCATTATCCGGTGACGGTTCAATCATTGCTATTGCAGCTACATATTACAAAGTCGGCTCGCTTTATTTCGGTCGAGTTTATATTTACAACACTAGCACCGGAGCTTTAATAACCACGATAACTGATCCGGATGGAACAGCGCCCCAACTTAGAAACTTCGGATTCGATGTCTTGTTTACACAAGACGGAAGTAAGGTGGTCATTGGTCGGTATTATTACGATGCAAACACGTTTAGTTATGTTCGAAACTTTTTTGTGTTCAACGCGGTCACTGGTTCACTCATAAGAAATATAAGCGCACCGAGTTATTTCTTATCGCAAATGCAAATCAGTGGCGATGGTTCGCGTCTTATTATCGGGGATAACACGAAAGGGTATTTAATTGACACAAACACCGGCTCACAAATAACTGACTACACTATAACTGGTGCAAGTCCGGTTCGCATGGCGATTTCAGCCGACGGATCAACAATTGCGCTTACTCGACGAATATCGACAGCTAGTAATGTTAATTCCTACATTTATATCTTCAGAGGCAATTCCAATGTACCGGTTCAAACGATTACTACCGTTAAAGACACAGGTGACACATTAGATTTAGCATTAAATGCCGATGGGAGCGTATTATATTATCCACAACCGGACGATTATAACTTTAGCGGAGCAGTCGGTATAGTCGTTGTAAATATTTAAAAGGAGCGCAGCAATGACCACGGAAACCTTAAAGCAATACCGAGAAACCACATTCCAAGACAATTACGTTCCGCAGGTTCAGATTGTCACCAAGGGCGAGGATGGAGTTACTCGCGTCGCCAAGACCAATCCGGCAACCGGAGCGTTGATAGTCGATGCTGCTGTTACGATTCCACCGATTGTAATTCCACCGATTTCGGTTGACGTTCCCGCAGCGCTGGATGTTTTCAAAACCACCATCATCGGTCAAAGAAATAATCAGCTTGAAGTCAATTTCAAAGAAGCACCATCGGCTGGGATTATCACGAACACTTTTGAAACTGGTGGAGCGGTCAGCTATTCGAACGGTCATGCGATTTACGAGACAAGCGTAGCCGCAACCGCAAGCGCAAAAGCGGTTTCAGTTCTCACAACAAAGTACAGACCTTTGCATGAAGTTTATGCAGCGTTTACTGCTGCATTTACTTTGCCGACATCCGCTAACAGCTTTCAGCGTATTGGCTTGTATGACGCTGCCGATGGTTTTTATATCGGCTATTCAGGGCTCACTTTCGGTATCACGAAACGAGTCGGCGGCGTTGATACATTCATACCGCGCACGTCATTCAATTCAGACTTGCTAGATGCAAATGTGAGCTCCGTATTCACACGTGACGGAGCTCCTGAGGCGATTGACCTGACAAAATCAAACCTGTTCCGCATTCGGTTCGCATGGCTCGGCTCGGCTAACATCTTGTTTGAAGCGTATTCGCCCGATGGTTCTTGGGTGGTGTTTCACAACATCAAGCAACCTAATAGCGACGTTAACCCTTCAATCGCTAACCCTGACTTGCCGATAACTCTCGAAGTGGCAAAAGCATCAGCTGACGCAACTGACCTTAAGATGTACACGGCTTGCTGGGCAGCTGGTTCGACAAGTGACCTTGAACCAGTGACGGCGACAATCACGGACAATACGTTGGCGGCTCTTTCACGCTCAGTGATTACCGGAGTTACAACGGGTGGCGGTGGTGGATACGTCAATGTGAAAGTTAACCCAAGCGGTGCTTTGACTGCCGAGGTTGAGGGAACGGTATCCGTTGATAACTTCCCCGCGACACAAGCGGTCACAGGTCCGTTGACCGATTCGGAATTGCGAGCGTCGGCTGTTACAACGTCGGTTGATAACTTCTCGGAAATTTCTGGCCTGTCGATTCCAGCCCATGATTATATTGCGTTGGGTTACACGGGTGGAAATCTGACGAGTGTCGAATACCGAACGGGCGGAGCGACTGGTACTATCGTCGGAACGCTGACACTTGCGTATTCGGGAACAGACCTTATTTCTGTGACTAAAAGCTGAGGAGTGAACAATGGCATATAAGTTTAACCCATTCACAGGAAATCTTGACCTCGTAGAAACCGGCGGTGGTGGCACTCCCGGAGGTTCAGACACACAAGTACAATTCAATGACGGTGGTGCTTTCGGTGGTGACAGTGGGCTAACGTTCGACAAAACGACGAACGCGCTCACAGTCGGAGCAAGCACAGGCGACGGTGGCTCAGCGCAAATATTCGGTGATATCACTCTCGATGACGGCGGCGTGAATACGACAACGCTGCAAATGATAACGCCGACAACGGATAGAACTATCAGCTTCCCAGATGCGAGCGGTACGGTTGCCTTGGTTGCAGGTTCAAGCGGTCAAGTCACTTACAATTCATCCGGCGTACAAGCTGGCGACAGTGGTCTAACCTATGACGACGCGGCAGGCGCCTTAACCGTTGGCGGAAAAACCGTTACGACAGATGCGCCAATCATCAATCTTAGTCAGACATGGAATAATGCAGCCACAACATTCACTGGACTAAAGCTAAATGTAACTAATACTGCAAGTGCAGCTGGTAGCAACCTGCTGGATCTGCAGGTTGGTGGGGTTAGCGCAGTTCAGGTTAGAGATAACGAAATCAAATATAGTGGTTCTCGTGTTGCCCTTTATACGGGTACAGGTGGCGGAGGCAGTGTTGATATTTCTGGCGTAGGTTCTCTTGATACAGTGCCTTTGCGTGTTGAGTATAGCCTCATAACAATTGCCAATCGAGCAAAGGTTGGCTTCACGACTGGTACTAACATTAACACTGGAGTTGATGTTGCCCTGTCCCGCGACTCCGCAGGCGTCGTCAAAGTAACCAACGGCTCTTCCGGCACTGGCTATATCAAGCAGGTTCCAGTTGCCGTGTCGGCTTTGCCTTTACCTGCAACCGTAGGCGCTGGTACACGTGGCTTTGTTAACGATGCAAACGACACAACCTTCGCGTCGGTCGTCGCTCAAGGTGGTTCGAATGTGGTTCCAGTATACTGCGACGGAACAAGCTGGCGAATCGGTTGATAACAAGCTTTTTTTATGACATTGCCTCGAAGGAGAAATAAATGGCTCTCGATTCATTGACGGTTACAATTTCTGAGAAACGAGTTTTGGATGGTCTTGTTGTCGCTGCCAATTCAGCAAGTATGTCTCCTGAGGCATATTGCAGCTTATTGCTTGAACAAGATGGGCGACGTTTTGCCGACAGTAACGATATCGGTGTTGTCACTTCGGCAGCGTTCGTGGGACGATTTACACCACAAGAATACAGTGACATCCTTGCTGCAAGCGTAGCTGCTCCCGATGCATCGATTGATGAGCAAACTAAAGCGGCACAAGTTAAGTATCTTTTGGACGAATTGTTCGCATCGCCATATGTTGCGCTTGATGATTCGCGTGCAGTCGATGGCGTCAATTTGCTAGTAAGCTTTGAACTGTTAGCGCCATCTCGACCTGAAGAAATATTGAGCTATGTTCGCCCTGAACCACGAGGTGCGTAATGGGTTTGAGATGGCGACCGGGATACGCAGGCGTTCCCGGAAAATTGATATTGCGTCAGACCTACCAAGACCCAGATGCCAATGCTTACCTTACTGCTGTAGAAGCGGCAGACGGACAAGCGCTTGAGCCCGCTGTCCGCATTGCTGTAAACAACTTCATCGTCGGTTGCAAAGCTGACGGTATTTGGAATGCTATAAAGGCGAGTTGTATTCTTGCTGGCGCGAGGACTCTCGATGGAGCATTGGTGCCGCTGGTGGGGACTGCACCAACAAGTTTCAATTTCGTCTCGGGAGATTACAACCGGAAGACGGGACTGGTTGGGGATGGGGTTTCAAAGTATGTAAACGCGAATATAAAAGACAACGAACAGGGGATAACTCTAAACAATATGCACCTTTCGGTATACAAAACCGAAACAGGATCGACGGTTGGTGTACGATATTTAATTGGAACGAATGATTCAGAAATGTACACAAACGGATCGAATTTAATTACACAGAGCCGAGCCAACGCAGTGATTTCCGGAGCGGCGACAGATAACGACTTTATTGGGTGGAGCAGAAATATTTCTACTGGTTATGACTATCGAGTGAACTCAGTAACGACCGCTCAAGTAATAGCTTCAACTTCCGTAGCAAACGCAAATATTGGAGTTTTCGCACGAACCACACCATCTATATATGGCACCCACAGACTAGCATTCTACTCGATCGGCGAGGCTCTCGACCTCGCTTTGCTAGACGCTCGCGTTTCTACTTTGATTACACAAATAGGAGCGGCGATACCATGAACGTACTACTTTTTAGTGAAGCGGAGGTGCTGCGATGAAGTGGCTCATTACCGGACAACAAAAACTAGACCTAGATGCTGCGATTTATATTGACCGCGTGCAAAATGCAGATGGTGTGTCACTTGAGGCTGGTGTAAAATCAGCCATCAATGATTTCATCGTTGGTTGCAAAACTGATGGCATCTGGGACGCCATTAAATCAAGTTGTATTCTTGCGGGCGCTCGCACGTTGGACGGTGCTCTTGTTCCGTTGAAAGGAACAGCTCCAACCAACTTCAATTTCGTGGCTGGTGACTATGACCGCAAGACTGGGCTTACCGGAGATGGAAGCACGAAATATTTGAACACAAACCGACAAGATGACGCTGACGGTCAAAACGATAAGCATTATTCAATATATGTGCCAAATGGCCTAAGTAGTGGCAAAGCAATGCTAGGCGCCATAGGACTCTCTCCAAACAGATTTACCCAAATACTTGGTGAAGGGTCTGCCATTAACTTTTCGCTAAACTCTTCTGGCGGTGCGTCTGTATCACCTAGTAACGCAACCGGTTTTATGGGAGCGAGCAGAAGCACATCGACCGATATTAGCGTTTCAAGCAACGGTGTAGTCGGGACTTACAGCTTGACTTCTGTCGCATCTTCTAGCTTTGACATATTTGTGTCGGCTAGAAACCTTACCGGGACTGCCAGTATCTTTGAATCGAAACCTCTAGCATTTTATTCTCTCGGTGCAAGCATTGACCTTGCGTTGCTGGATGCTCGTGTGTCGACACTAATCACGGCGATAGGAGCGGCGATACCATGACGTACCACTTTTAAGTGAATCAGAGGCTCTCGCTCTAATCGCAAAGCAAAGCGGAGGCGCTTGCAGCCGAGGCGATAATCTCTCAAGCCATGGGATACGCAAAGCCGGGCGTCAATGCAAAGACAGGTCAACCCGTTCACGATGTGTTAACTTTAAGGTGGGCAGTACCTTAGCAAAATGAGGTGCATGATGGACTTGGACTTCAAAGGAATGGTCGATTGGGTGATTCGCGGCATCCTTGCGTTCTTTTTAATTCAGGGCGTGGAGTTCATGCGGGAGACGAAAATCGGATTACAAGACCTTTCTGTTAAGCTTGCCGTCATTGTCGAGAAAGTAACGAACCAAGACAAA